GCTGTGGGCGGGTAGGATTCCGCTGACGCTGTTCGATGTCCCGCAAGCGCTCGGACGAAAGTGCAAGCGCAAGCGAAACTGCAAGAACAAGCGCCTGAAAGGGCGTAGCATAGAGGAGCGTCCTGCCCTTGTGGACGAAGGCACGGAAATCGGACACTGGGAAGCCGACACCGTTGTCGGGTCGCGGAAAGGACGCGGCGCGGCCGTATTTACCGCTGTGGAAAAGGTGACACAGGACTACATCGCAATCCGCATTTCGGGGCGCACGTGTGCCGGTATCGAAGAAGCCATCGCCCATTTGAAAGCGGAATATGGAGAGGCACGTTTCAGCCAGGTGTTCAAGACGATTACCGTTGACAACGGGACAGAGTTCGAGACATTCACGCAGCTCGAGAACCTCGGCACGAAGGTATACTTCGCCCACCCATACAGCTCATGGGAACGCCCCCAGAACGAGCGTCACAACGGCATCCTCCGCCAATATATCCCAAAAGGAACGGACATCGACGGATACCGTGACGAGGACATCCTGAACATAGCGGATGAGATAAACAGCCGCCCTCGTCGAACTCTCGGCGATCAAACACCGGCAGAACTGTTTAGCACTTTCTTGGATGAAGTATACACTATTGAAAATGTTTCTTAATTAACTTGCTGTTCAACTTGCTCTTGCAATTCACGTAAATTTACGGAGGTAATATTATGGCGTTTGATTTTAAGAAAGAATATAAAGAATTTTATATGCCGAAGAATAAGCCTGAGATTGTAAATGTTCCAAAGGCAAACTATATTGCCGTTAGGGGTAAGGGCAATCCAAATGAAGAAGGTGGGGCATATCAACAAGCGATTAGTGTACTGTATGCTGTTGCATATACATTGAAAATGAGCTATAAGACTGATTATAAAATCGAGGGATTCTATGAATATGTTGTTCCACCGCTTGAAGGTTTTTGGTGGCAGGATGATGTTGAGGGTGTAGATTATGCAAATAAATCTGCTTTTAACTGGATTTCCGTTATTCGCTTGCCTGATTTCATCTCTAAAGCAGACTTTGATTGGGCGGTAGAAACTGCAACGAAAAAGAAAAAACTTGATTGTTCGTCAGCAGAATATCTTTCGATTGATGAAGGGTTATGCGTTCAAATTATGCACTTAGGCTCTTTTGATGATGAACCGGAAACTGTTTCTCTTATGGATGCTTATTTAGAGCTGAACGGATATGTTAATGATATTAACATGGATAGATTACACCATGAGATTTATATGTCCGATGCAAGAAAAATTGCCCCAGAGAAATGGAAAACTGTAATCAGACACCCGATTAAGAAAGCCTGTGTTTCCGTGCTCCAGTGAGTTGAATTGTTGAACGATTTATGCCGAAGGGAGGTGGCCCTGTGGAGGAGGTAGTCTCTCCGGGCATCTTGCTGCCCTTTTTCAAGGGGGGCCTGAGATATGGATGATGGAAGCGGGTGAATATACAGTGCTTCGTTTTACCAATCTCTATGAATTGACTTGTCTCGGTATGGTGACGAAGGAGTACGAGGTAGACGTGCTTGCGACGCACATCGAACTCGAATTGTAAATAGAACCTAAAACCTCGGACTGAGAATATGCAGTTCGAGGTTTTTATATGAGAATTTCGTTGCGGTGATTCATTTCATGTTGACTGGTTTATGTCGTAAAGCTGAAGAAAAATGTCAAATTTATTTACATAATATCAATTTCTTGATGTGTTTGAGTAGAGCTGTTATTTATCAGAGCATTCTAGTTGATACAATGAAAAAGCTATAAAACAGGTCATAAAATAGTATAAATTGACAAGTATGTAAAATTAATAAGATGGGTTGACTAGAGCGTAGAATTTTGATAAAATAAGGCCATAATTGAAAGAGGTGACGAAAATGCCAACAGATTTCGATAGAACTTTGTTTTTTGACAATATCTCCTATTTGATAAAGAAATATGATCTAAAAATAGGGGAGATTGAGAACAGTGCAGGAGTCAGTGCTGGATATATATCTCGTGCCAGCAAGGATGAAAAATCAAAGCCGGGGGTAGAGTTTGTCATGAAGATTGCAGAGTTGCTGCAGATCAATGTCGACACTTTACTGCGGGCAGACTTGACAAACGCTACACCGACTGAGAAGTATCTCATGTCGTTCTTGGGCAAGCTCAATAGCGATACCATCACAGATAGCCTTAATTGGATTCGGGAACCGAAGGTAGAGTTAAATCGGATACAGGCCAATGAATATGGTGATACCGAGCATCCATTATTCAAATTACGTACGTACGATGCATCAAATGATTACGATGAATCAGTCGAAGAAGTTACTCAGGTTGTGTTCGCGTCTCATAACTTTGATTGCAATACGGGGGTGCATAAGGATTGTTATTCCTTACGAATGAAGAACGGTACACTTCTACATCTAATGAATATCTGTAAAACATACTCATCTTTTTCAGATCCTGATACCTTTGCCATAGAAATCTGGATGACCTCGCCGGGACAGGAACCTCAGTTCCTTTGCGATAATAAGGGAGAAGCTACGATTTCTCGCCTTATTGATGGTCTATATACGACCGTCAGTGAAAATATGAGACATCCCAAAATTGATAAGAACTTACAGTATGTGATTGATGCATTCATGCAGAATGACTTGGAAGATGATCCCCCAGTGTTTGACGAAGATGATATCCCCTTTTGAGGAGGTTCGTAGTGTATGAAGATACAAATTCGTAGCCTATGCAGCGACTGTGCCAATCCGCCACGCTTCTGTGATGCAATCATGGAAGAGGATGAGCAAATTTATCTGGTTCGCAAGGATCAGAAAACAAATCGGTATGTCAAAATCCTTTGGGAAGATGTCGTTTACCAAGTGAATAAATTGAAACCACGAAACATGAAGCTACCGCAACATGCCCCGTAAATAACGTGGAGCTAACCGCCGGAGTTATCTGATTCAGCCGCAAGGCTAAATGGATAACTTCGGCGGTTTTTATTTGCGGAAAATGCTAAAAAATGGTCCTAAAATCGTAATTAACGTATGTGAGGGAAAGATATTTGGAGGAGTTGATGCCTAACAAAAGATTTTTTCTCGTTTTTTGTGAGAGAAGATAAAGATTTTATTTCAAATGAACCGGATCGAGTGATTCGGCTCACAATCTCAAAGCCTTGAGATGGCCATTAAAGGCGGCGGGAACATACGAAGACCATGCTGCGCATACGCAGCGCATATGGCACTTCGATGTCCCACCGTTTACCGCTATGTCCATTTTTAGGTGATTGCGGCCGGTGTACGTCAAGTGCATCGGCCTTCGTTGTATCCCGCTGACCTTGTTCAGACAGAAAGGATACAACAATGAGCCAGTATTTCATTCCAATGGAAGTTACCTCCGAGACGATTAGGGATTTCGACATCGATCCCCAAGATGTCGAATGGCGGTGGATTGGGAATCGACGGGAAAGCGTTGTGAAGATTCCGGTGACGGAAGAGGTATACCGCGAATATATGCGTCCGATATGGCGTGAGCAAAAGGAAGCAACGCGAGCGAAGAAGCTCTGTGTGAATCAGAGTCGCAAGTATGCATGCAACCATGACTGCGATCATTGCACACAGCCTGTGTTCAGGGAATCCGCTATTGACATGATGCCCGAGGAGGCGGTTTCTTCGATGAGCCTCGAGGATTTCTGCATCCAGAAACTCATGATAGAGCAGCTCCTTGAGGCGATGGAAGATCTCGCCCCGGAAGATCGACTGCTTCTCCAACTGATCGGAGAAGGCGAATTCGAGCGTACGATCGCCAATATCCTCGGTAAATCCAAGACCGCTGTTCACAAGCGAAAAGACAAGCTTTTTGCGATGCTCCGAAATTTTTTTGAAAATACGGTGACCGTTTCGCCGGTTTCTGTCCGCTCTCCTGTGAAAGGAGGGAAGAGGAATGCGAAGCAAGGAAATCGCAGCCGTTCTCATGGCAATCAGCCTGATTGCCCGTAATGCCGCAAAGAAAATCTTGATGAAAGGAATTGATTGGCATGGTTGATATGAAAGAATTGCCCCAAATGCTGCGCGACGCAGCCGATGCCCTGGAAGCAATACAGTCTGGCCAGACAGACGAAAAAGCCGTCTCACTTGAAGCTGTACGCGCTGTTCTCGTGCGTAAGAGTACGGAGGGAAAGCGTGAGGCGGTCAAGGCACTCATTACAAAGTATGGCGCGGATCGTCTAAGTGATATTCCTCAAGATGCCTACGCTGCCATGCTCAAAGAAGCAGAGGAACTCTGATGGGGACACACGCATTGTTGTCGCCTTCGGCGGCACATCGGTGGATGAACTGTCCACCGTCCGCTTGCCTTGAACGTGAATTTCCATCTTCATCGAGTGAAGTAGCCGCCGAAGGAACAGCAGCGCACGCGCTCTGTGAGCATAAGCTGCGTAAACTTCTGAAGCTCCGCAGCAAGCGCCCGCACTCGGATTTTGAAGATGATGAGATGGATCGCTGTTCCGATGACTATGTTTCGTTCGTTCAGGAACAGATGGGAGAAATTCCTTCGCCGATGGTGCTTGTCGAGCAGCGTCTTGACCTCACACGTTATGTACCGGAGGCGTTCGGAACGGCAGACTGCATCATCGTCGGTGGAGACAGGCTCCACATTGTTGACTTCAAATACGGTATGGGCGTACTCGTAGAGGCGGAACACAATCCCCAGATGATGCTCTACGCACTCGGTGCATTGGAACTTCTCGACGGAATCTATGATATCCAGAAAATCTCCGTGAGTATCTTCCAACCTCGAAGGGAAAATGTATGCACATGGTCGCTCCCCAAAGAAGAGCTTCTGCGTTGGGCGAGGGACGATCTTGTGGAGAAAGCGCGCCTCGCCTATGCGGGCGAGGGAGAATACTGCGCAGGCGAATGGTGTACGTTTTGCCGTGCATCTGTTCGCTGCAGGGCGCGTGCGGAGGAAAAACTGCGGCTTGCCAAAGAGGAGTTCAAGTATCCTCCGCTCATTACAGACGAGGAGATTGAGGACGTTCTCGGAGAAATTCCGGAACTTATCAAGTGGGCAAATGCCATTCTCGCCTATGCGACGGATGCGGCGGTCAACCACGGCAAGGAGTGGACGGGCTTCAAGATTGTGGAGGGGCGTTCCGTCCGCAGGTACAAGGATGAAGATGCCGTTGCCAGGGAGGCAGAATCGGCAGGGTATACGGACATCTTCGATAGGAAACTCATTTCACTGACCCAGATGGAAAAATTAATGGGAAAGAAAGCATTTACAGATATTCTTGGCGGTCTTATCGAAAAGCCGCCCGGCAAGCCGACGCTCGTTCCGCTTTCGGACAAGCGTCCGGCGATTCATACCGGCAATGTCCGGTCCGAATTCAAAGCTATTACGGAGGTACAGTAAAATGGCAACAAAGAACAAGAACACGAAGGTTATCACGGGCAAGGTTCGTCTCTCCTATGCACATGTGTGGGAGCCGGTATCCATCAACGGCGGCGAGGAGAAATACTCCGTCAGCCTTATCATTCCGAAATCGGATACCAAGACGGTCAAGGATATTCAAGCGGCGGTGGATGCTGCCATCGACGCGGGTCTTGGCAAGTTCGGCGGAAAGAAGCCGAACAAGGGCGCAATCAAGCTGCCGCTGCGCGACGGCGATGTTGAGCGTCCCGATGACGAAAACTACAAGGATGCATACTTCATCAATGCAAACGCGCGGACGGCTCCGCAGATCGTGAACCGCAAGGTTCAGCCGATTTTGGATCGAGATGAGGTGTACTCTGGGTGCTATGCGCGTGTGAGCATTACGCTCTATGCATTCAACTCCAACGGGAACAAGGGCATCGCCTGCGGACTCGGGAACATCCAGAAACTCGAGGATGGCGAACCCCTCGGCGGGCGTTCATCGGCAACATCGGATTTTGAGAGCCTTGACGGCGATGACGAGAATTTCCTCAGCTGACCAATCGGATTTTGCAGGAATGGGCGGCGGCGCAAGCCGCTGCCTGTTTTTATGGGAGAAGAGATATGAAGTCCATCAGTATCGATGTTGAGACATTTTCAAGCGTACCGCTTGCCAAGGGGGGCGTATATAAGTATGCGGAATCGGAGGATTTTGAAATCTTGCTGTTCGGATATTCTGTGGATGGAGGAGAAGTGCAGGTTGTGGATCTGGCGAATGGGGAAGAGATCCCGAAAGAGATTCTTGCGGCACTAACGGATGAGACTGTCACAAAATGGGCGTTCAACGCCATGTTTGAGCGCGTATGCCTTTCACGGCATCTAGGCATTCACCTAAAACCGAACGCATGGCGTTGCTCCATGATTTGGGCGGCAACGCTCGGACTGCCGTTATCTCTAAAAGACGTAGGGGCTGTGCTGTGGCTTGATCGGCAGAAGTTGGAGGAGGGAAAAGACCTCATACGGTATTTCTGTATTCCTTGCAAGGCAACCAAAAGCAACGGGGGAAGGACTCGTAATCTTCCTGCGGATGCTCCCGAAAAATGGAAACTATTCACGGAATACAACAAGCGGGATGTGGAAACGGAGATGGCAATTCAGGCGCGGCTGAAGAAATTTCCTGTGCCGGAGAGTGAGTGGGAGAACTACGTCATCGACCAAGAAATCAATGACCGTGGGATTTTGGTAGACACCACATTTGTCACACAGGCGATCTGCTGCGATGAGCGGAGCAAGGCGGTCTGCCTTGAACGGGCGCAGAATCTCACGGATCTTGAGAACCCGAACTCTCCGCTTCAGCTTATGGACTGGCTGCGCGGGGAAGGACTCTCGGTGGAATCTCTTGCAAAAAGTGAAGTGACCCAAATGCTTAAAACAGCAACGGGAGATGTGCGGGAGGTATTGGAACTGCGGCAGCAACTATCCAAGACAAGCGTCAAGAAGTATATGGCAATGGAAGCGGTCACGGGAGCGGATCACCGTGCGCGTGGATTGTTCCAGTTTTACGGTGCAAACAGAACGGGGCGCTTCGCGGGGCGACTCATTCAATTACAGAATCTGCCCCAAAACCATCTCACGCAGCTGAAGGAGGTTCGCACGCTTGTCAAAGACGGTGATTTCGACCTTCTGGATATGCTCTATGACAGTACCTCGGATGTTCTCTCGCAGCTCATCCGCACCTCATTTGTGCCACGCCCCGGCTGCCGCTTCGTTGTCGCCGACTACTCTGCCATCGAAGCAAGAGTTCTCGCGTGGCTTGCGGGAGAACAATGGGTACTCGATGTGTTTGAAAAGAACGGGGACATCTACTGCGAAACGGCATCTCGTATGTTCCATTGCACTGTCGAAAAGCACGGCGAGAATGCGGAACTACGGCAGAAAGGAAAGCAGGCAGTTTTGAGCTGTGGATACGGTGGATCGGTTGGTGCGCTGATTGCGATGGGCGCAGTCGAGTCCGGAATGAAAGAAGAGGAGCTTCAGCCTCTTGTGGATTTGTGGCGTGCATCGAATCCACATATCGTGCAATTCTGGTGGGATGTGGATCGTGCCGTCAAGACCTGTGTGAAACGACGCGTTGAAGTAGAAACACATGGCATTCGTTGTGCATATAAGAGCGGCGTTTTGTTCATACGATTGCCGAGTGGAAGAGAGCTTGCGTATGCAAAGCCGCGCATCGAAGCAAACAGATTCGGTGGAGAATCCGTCACCTATGAAGGTCTCGGTATGACGAAGAAGTGGGAGCGGATTGAAACTTTCGGTGGGAAACTCGTTGAGAACATCACACAGGCGACGGCGCGAGATCTGCTCGTCTGTGCAATGAAAGGGCTGCGGGACAAGGGATTCCATATCGTCATGCACGTCCATGACGAAATCGTACTCGAAGTCCCATACGGAGTTTCATCGGTGGAGGAGATATGCTCCATCATGGCTGAGAATCCACCGTGGGCGAAGGGGTTGCCGCTTAAGGCGGATGGGTATGAGTGCGAGTTTTATCGGAAGGACTGAAAAACGGCATCTGCCTCTCTGACAGATGCCGCTTGAATTGTTTATTGTATTGAATCCATGAGTTGGAGGATTGTTTCACAGGTGGCAGAGAAGTCCACTTCTCTGGCATATTCATAATCTCGCTGATATATTGTCCAGTGATTCTGCATCACCGGACTGCTTACAATCTGCTCCAAAATACTCTGATACTGCGGCATTAGCATACCGGAATTGCGCTTTTGTGCAGTTTCGGATACAGCCTGACGCAAAATTGTCCAATTGATCTGATCGCCTTTCAGCTTGCTCAGGATAAAAATATCGTAAAAATCCCTTGGCCGCGTATTTTGATCTCCACGGGAAATTACAGTTTCCAACTTCTCGGCAAGGATTGTCTCAAGGTTGTAAGCAAAGATTTCCAATGTGCCGTCATTGAACATCATGGGATATTTGTATTCGACTGCCTTCGGGGTAATCTTGTCACCTGTTGTAATATCCAGCTTCAGAGGAACCTTCATAGGGAGGAAGTTTGCCGTCAGCGATACACGATAGCCGCCGTATGCGTCGTTCTTTCGGATTTCTCCAACCTCCTGAAAACTGAAGGTTATATTGTCATCAATGGGAATAGAGACAATCTCCTCGAACATTGTCTTTATGCTGTTCTCGTTTACGGGATGATTTCGGATGGTGGCGTCCATATCCATCGTGGCACGTGAATGAAGACCAACCATCGAGGCAATCAGCAGTCCGCCCTTTAGGATGAAATTTCCTTGATATCTTGAATGGGCGATGCGTTTCAGGAGTCGCTCCAACATATAGTTTTGCATCACGAGTTGGGCAGGAATGTGCTTTTCCTTTGCCATTTTGCTGATGGCAGCCTTTAATTGCATGGCATTCTTCAAAGCAGTACCTCCAGATACGGCCGTATCTTTTTCTCTACACCGAGATGCTGTGCGTACTCAGAGAGCAGAGGAATGTTTTTTTGTGGACTGTTCGTATAGCGTTTGAATGCTTCTGCGGTGACCTGAATGTCGCCGGTATGATGTGGGCGAAGAATGTCGCAGAGTGTCCGTTCTACGGAGTAGCAGTGCACCGAATTCCCAGCAGGTGACTTTACCTCTGTTATACCGAGCGCATACCACTCCGGCTTCACCTGCGCACAGCGGATTCCTTCCTTTTTTGGATTGGCCAGATTGTAGTTTGTTGGGAAGGTCATATGGTAGGAAATCGGCGTTCGATCCGTCAGATCCCAGAGGAAGAGAGCTGTTTCGTGTGAGAAGACGCCGCGTTTGAATCGTGTTTGCAGATTGAGGAATTCATCTTCCCATATTTCAGGCAGAGTGTATACGCCGCGGGACGGACGGAGCAACTGTCCCCGTTTGACGAGATGTGCCAGCATACTGCGGGACATGCCGGAAGACACAGCTTTCGCTGTTGTCAGCATACCGTTATTTTGATGGACGAGGTTCATGATAGTAGCTTGTTGTGTCATATGAATCACCTCCTATAAACTTTCTTGCTTGTATTATATAAATAAACAAGCGAGAAAGTCAATAAAATACGAATTACCATTATATGAAAACCTCGGACTGCGTTCATGTGCAGGCCGAGGTTTTCATATCAAGATTCCGTTGCAGTGATCCATCTCATGTTGAATAATCTGTGCCGTAAAGCTGGAGAACTTGTTTTGCTGCTTGCGAAATTTTATGTCGCGGTATACGACTTCAAGCCATTCATGCCGCATCGTTTTTCTCTGTCCGGGGAGGGAGAGACATCCCTCCTCGGCCTCGTACTGCTCGGAGGATGCTTTTACAATCTCCAGATTCAGCATGACGAGATGAGATTTACCCACGCATACGGCAATGATGCGCTTCTTTTCGCCAATCATGTTGGCGGCAAGTCCGACGCAGTGTCCAACATGGGCTTTGAGCGTATCGAGTAGGTCGTTGGCAATCGGGAGGTCGGATTTCACGGCCTCCTCGGATGGCTGCCCGAGAAACATTGCATCCTTGACGATAGATCGTACCATCTGCCTTATCCTCCTTTGCTTTAGAAATATTCGATTGAACAAATAAATTTTCCTGCAACGGGTGACCAATATGCCTCTTTCTGTCCGCTGTCTTTTGAGAAGGGGACGACTTTTCCCCGTCATCGGAGTAATTGGAGGAATTTACCATGAAAGATTTGCAGGTTTTGGAACACAGCGGCATCCGAGTCATGACCACGGAACAGCTTGCCGAGGCGTATGGCTGTGATATCCAGCACATCAAACAGAATTTCAACAACAACAAAGATCGGTTTGCGGAGGGAAAACATTACTTCCGGCTCGAAGGTGCTGATCTCAAGGGATTCAAGAGGCAAGTCGAAAATTTCGACCTGCCTGTGAGCAAGTTTGCATCCACGATTTATCTCTGGACGAAACGAGGTGCGGCGCGCCATTGCAAGATGCTCGGGACGAATCGTGCATGGGATGTGTTTGAGGAACTGGAAGAAAGCTATTTCAACCCCATGAGGAACATGACGCCCGAGGAATTTCTTCTGTACACCGCACAGCGTCTGGTGGAACAGGCAAAGGCAATCAAAGCCGCCAATGTCCGCATTGACAAGGTTGACGAGCGGCTTCTCGATGTGGAGTCCAAGCAGATGACCATCGATCAGCACCACTACACCATCATCGGCTATGCAAACCTTATGGGAATCCGTGGCGTGAGTCGAGATATTGCCGCCGGGCTTGGGCGCAGAGTGTCAGCAATGTCCAGAAAGCAGGGCTATCACATCGGCAAGGAGTACGATGCCAAGTACAGCATGGTGAATACCTATCATGTGGACGTACTGCAGGAAGTTTTCAGAAGGTAATGTTTTGTGGACGCATTGAGCGGGTTTTATGTACTTTCGTTCAATTTTGGGCAAACGCCCATGTAGGCAGGGAGCGTAGTATCATGCAGCATTTCAATGAATCACACTACCCGGATCCGACGGCGGGAGCAGCGATGAGGACTCTCGAGAGGGAGATGAATGCATCTTTTCCGATCATCTACATCTGTTCGGCATATCGCAACAATCCGCGTGTCAATATCATGCGGGCGCGGGAGTATTGCCGCTTTGCCGTGCGGCGCAGATGCATCCCTCTGGCTCCGCATCTTCTGTTTCCGCAGTTCATGTCTGAAGAAACGGATCGCGAACTTGCCATCCGTATGAACTTTGTCCTCCTGCGTCAGTGCAAGGAGCTCTGGGCGTTTGGTACGGAAATTACCGAGGGGATGCAGACAGAGATCACCAAGGCGCGTTCTCTTTGCATCCCGATACGGTATTTCAACACGAAATGCGAGGAGGTCGTATGGGGATGACCGTCGACGAACTCAAGAAAGAGAAAATCTGGGTCTGTTGGAAGTATGTCCAAAAGGATGGAAAGTCCACGAAGAAGCCCTGTGGTGCAGACGGCGGTATTACCGGCGTGAATCATGCGTTTCGTGCGAGTTGGGTGACGTTTGAGGAAGCGCAGAAGGCAGCAGAGGAGAAGTCGTTAGGCGGTGTCGGCTTCATCATTCCGAAGGGAATGTATTTCTTGGACATCGACCACAGAGACGAAGCCGATGCACTGGCGCAGCTGCAGATCCGCAGACATGACACTTATGCCGAGAAATCTGTCAGCGGCAATGGCATTCATCTTTACGGCTGCTGCGACTATGATCGTATTCCGAAAAAGAAGGACGCAGACGGCAAGGAGAAGCTCGACCCGAAATTCTACGTCAAGAATCCGCACAATGGAATGGAGCTTTACGTCGGCGGACTGACCAATCGATTTGCCGTCTTCACGGGAGATGTGTTGCACGACGTACCGTTTGCCGACGGGACGGAAGCCGTGCTGACCACACTGCGGAAAGATATGCTGCGAAAGCAACCCGTGAACTACCGTCCGCAGGAGGATGGCGACCGCGCTGTGTTCGACATTGTATGTGCCCTGCGGAAGGCAAAGAACGGAGGGAAGTTTCAGCGTCTCTTTGATCGCGGCGACATTTCTGAGTACGGCAGTGCATCGGAAGCGGATGCCGCTCTCTGCGCCCTCATCGCTTTTCGGACGGGAGACGATTCGGAGATGATTGATGCGGTCTTTCGTATGTCTGCCCTTTACCGCAAGAAATGGGAGCGTGCGGATTACAAGGCAGCGACCATCCGTACGGGCGTGGAAGCGTGTCATGGCGTGTTCCATGCAGCAGCGATGGAACATCCGGACTTCATTCACTTCAACGCAAAGGGAAATCCCGTCATCAGCTGTCCGGCACTTGCAGATTACATTCGGCAAAACCTGCACTACATCTTCGTTCGGGACAGTGCACGGCATGGCGTGCTGCGTTATGTCTACGAGGGCGGTGTGTACCGTCTCTATGCGGACGATATGCTGAAAGGTCTCATCAAGAACTGCATTGCATCCTACGATTCGGAGATGATTGAGATGCGAAAGGTGGATGAGACGTTTCGCATCCTCACAACGGATCTGAACTATATCAAGGATTCCGACCTCAATGCCGACGAGGACATCATCAACTTTCAGAACGGGATTCTGCATCTCTCTACAATGGAACTGACCGAGCACAGTGCAGACATTCTCTCTACTATACAAATTCCGTGCGAATGGACTCGTGAGGAGATTGCAACACCTGTGTTCGATGCATTCATGCAGACACTCACGGATCGGGAAACCGAGATTGAGCAACTCCTGCTTGAATTCATTGGCGCGTGTCTGTCCAACGTCAAAGGATGGCGTATGAAGAAGGCTCTCTTTATGTACGGAGCAGGGGATACGGGGAAATCCCGTCTCAAATGTCTGGTGGAGCAACTGCTTGGCAGGGGGAACTATGTCGGCATTGACCTTCGGGAAATCGAGGCACGGTTCGGTACGGGGCTGATTTACGGAATGCGCCTTGCGGGCAGTTCCGACATGAGCTTCATCACTGTGGATGAACTCAAGACCTTCAAAAAGTGTACGGGCGGGGACAGCATCTTCGCGGAATTCAAGGGACAGAACGGATTCGAGTTCACCTTCAACGGGCTGTTCTGGTTCTGCATGAATCAGCTGCCGAGGTTCGGCGGCGATGATGGGCAGTGGGTGCATGACCGTATCATGCAGGTACATTGCAAAAATGCCATTCCTATCGACAAGCAGGACAGGCTTCTCGGAGAAAAGCTCTATGCCGAGCGCGACGGGATCGTCCGCAAAGCCGTCCATGCGCTGCGTGCGGTCATCCAAAACGGCTACCGCTTTACGGAGCCGCAGTCGGTTCTGTCGGCAAGAGAGGAATATATGGTCGAGAACAACTCCGTACTTGCCTTCCATGCAGAGTGCATGATGAAACGTCCCGAGGGAGCAAAATGCAGCGAGGTCACAACGGGCAAGGTCTACCGCATCTATCAGGCATGGTGCAGACTCAACAACAACGGCTTCGCAAAGACCGCACGGGAGTTCAGAACCACACTGGCTCGGTATTACAAGACGGATTTCAGCTCAATGACCATACGGCGAAGTTATGGAAATGTCTATCGGGATCTCCTGCTGACCCCGGAAGCACTTCAGGAATATACAGGCTTTTGGAGTTCACCCGAAGATGATTTTTTTAAAGACTAAGATGCAGGTTGTGGCAGTGCGGTGAGTAAAAACCCACAAGGGTATCACCGTACTCCGCCCCTGTGGTTTTTGGGGATACAGACCTTTGGTGACAGAAGTGATACTTCTTATACCCTTTATATATAGGGACAGAGAAAAGAGTGAAGAGTATAGGATATATAAATATATATTATATATATAGTATAGGCGGTGACACACACCACTATCACAAGAAATCTGGAAAGCGAGGAATCTCAATGCGTGAATCAGATTTGGAAAAATTCACTAGGTTATACATAAAATCGCACGGTGGACTTGCACTGAAGTTCATATCTCCTGGATATGCGGGTGTGCCGGATCGCCTTGTGCTCATGCCGGGCGGCAAGATGTGCTTTATGGAACTCAAAGCTCCGGGCAGGAAGCCGCGCCCCTTGCAGGTGCGGCGTATCGAGCAGCTGCGTGCGCTCGGATTCAAGGTCTATGTGGTCGATGGAAAAGAAGAGATCGGAGGAATTATCAATGCGCTATGAACCGCATTTTTACCAGACATACGCCAAGGATTTTATCCTGTACCACAAGGAAGCCGCGATTTTCTTGGATTGTGGGCTTGGGAAGACAGTCGTCACGCTTACGGCAATCGAGGAACTCCTGCATGACTTCTTTGAGATCGGCAAGGTGCTCGTTATCGCTCCGCTGCGCGTGGCGCGGGATACATGGCCGTCGGAGATCATAAAGTGGGAGCATACGAGAAACATCCGCGCCTCTGTGGTTATGGGAACACCGAGGGAACGGACGGCAGCACTCATGCGGCATGCGGATGTATATATTATCAATCGGGAAAATGTAAAGTGGCTGATCGAAGAGAGCGGCGCAGTGTTGGATTTTGATATGATCGTCATTGATGAACTCTCATCGTTCAAATCTCATCAGGCGAAAAGGTTCCGTGCACTCTTGAAGCTGCGTCCCACGGTCAAGCGGATCGTAGGGCTTACGGGAACACCGTCGGCAAATGGGCTTATGGATCTCTGGGCTGAGTTTCGTCTTCTGGATATGGGCAAGCGGCTCGGCAGATTCATCTCCCATTACCGCAATGACTTTTTCCTTCCCGACAAACGGAATCAACAGATGGTGTTCAGCTATAAGCCACGCGAGGGTGCGGAGGATGAAATCTACCGTCGGATTGAGGATATCACGATTTCCATGCGTTCCAAGGATTATCTCAATATGCCGCAGCTCATCTCAAATAGCGTGTGTGTCGCTATGGATGAGCGTGAACGGGAACTTTATGACTGGATGAAGAGGGACATGGTGGTTGCCCTTGGTGGTGCGGAGATTGATGCCGTTAGTGCGGCGGCACTTTCCGGGAAACTCCTCCAGATGGCAAACGGAGCCGTCTATACGGAGGACGGGAAGTCCGTCCAGCTGCATGACCGTAAACTGGATGCACTCGAAGATCTTGTCGAGAGTGCGAATGGAAAGCCCGTACTCGTTGCGTACTGGTATCGGCATGATCTTGAGAGGATCAAGGCGCGGATTCCTGTTCGTGAAATCCAGTCGAGTGCAGATATTGCGGGCTGGAATACGGGCAAAATCCCAATCGCAGTGATTCATCCCGCAAGTGCGGGACATGGACTCAACCTTCAGTTCGGCGGTTCGACGCTCATCTGGTTTGGGCTTACATGGAGTTTGGAACTCTACCAACAGACCAATGCCCGGCTCTATCGGCAGGGGCAGACGGGGACTGTGGTTATCCACCACATCATCACAGCAGGGACGATGGATGAGAATGTTATGCAGGCTCTTGAACGGAAAGACAAGACCCAGACGGCTCTGATCGATGCTGTCAAAGCAAATCTGGAGGTGGCACCCCATGATGAATTGTGAGGTTCTTGCCAATGCAATCGTCGAACAGGCGGCGAAAGACTATCGGTGGGCGCGGACGGCTCTCGGCAAAGACCTGGAGAATGTTGCGGCGGCAGCGATGCGCTCTGAGACGGAGCGGTTCTTCCATTCTGCATGGTTCGGACAGTTGACCAGTCTCGATGGAGAGTGGCTGCTTGAAAAGTTGGAGGGAGAATTTGCATGACAGCGAAAGAGTATCTCAGTCAGGCATGGAACATCGACAATGAAATCCAGAGTATGTTGGAGGAGGTCGCTGTTCTGCGTAGCATGGCAGAAAAGACTACCGCCGTGATTACGGGAATGCCGAGCAATGCAACGAGGAACACATCGCAGCTTTCCGACACCATTGCAAAAATCATCGAGCGGGAAGAGAAGATCGATGCCGAGATTGATCGGCTCGTTGATCTTCGCTCCGAGATTTACGAAACAATACAGCAGGTGGAGGACAAAGAGGCACGGCGTGTCCTGTATCTCCGTTATATGAGATACCGTTCGTGGGCGGAGATTGCAACGGAGATGAAGCTCGGACTGCGACAAATCTATCGTCTGCATGGCGTTGGACTGAAAAATATTTCTCCGATGTCACTAAATGTCACTAAATGGCAGTCGATGTCGTCTTGATGTCACTACCTTGACAGTGATATGATACACTCAGCAAGAATAGGTTATGGAATCAGCCTTCTCGGAGAAGCAATTCTCCGCGAGGGCTTTTTTGATGGAGAAGTGCAATGCCGAGAAAGCCGAAGCGTCCCTGCCGCATGACGGGCTGTCCGAACCTTACGGATCGAAAAAGCTGTTACTGTGAGACGCACGAGAAAGTCGTGCAGCGACATTACGAGCATTTTTCCCGTGGCTACGATCAGCACGAGAGATACGGCAGTGCATGGCGCAGGATTCGCGACCGACACTTGGCGGGGCATCCGCTCTGCGAGCAATGCAAAGAGCAGGGCAGATACGTCCTTGCGACACTCGTGCATCACATACGTCCACTCTCGGACGGCGGCACACATGAGGAGAGCAATTTGATGTCGCTCTGCGTGTCTTGTCATGAGCGGATTCACCGGCGTGGCAGTGGCGACCACTAGACCCCTAGGGGGCGGTCAAGTCTCTAAAACCGCGCCATTACTGGACCGGGGAGGGGGCGTACGCACAAAAACGTCGGTTCAAACGGGGTATTAAAGGAAGGGGGCGAGAAGATGGCGCGTGACGGTACAAATCGTGGTGGACGGCGCATCCGGGCGGGAGATAAACCCGAGCCACTCGCAGATAAAATCGCGGGAGGGCGAACAGCGCACATCATGGAGTTCCCCATGACGGAACTGGACAGTGCAGACCTTGTGGATGCCGCCGACCTCTACGGTGAGGAAATGCCGAATCCGAGTGAGTACCTATCTGCAAGGCAGCGCAACGGAAAACCGCTCGGTGCAGACGAGATTTTCCGCGAGACGTGGCTGTGGCTCAAGGAGCGCGGCTGTGAGCGTCTCGTGAATCCTCGCCTGATTGAAAGCTACGCGCAGGCATTTGCCCGCTTCATTCAGTGTGAGGAAGCAATGAGTCAATACGGGCTCATTGGCAAACATCCGACCACAGGCGGAGCGATTGCAAGCCCCTTCGTCCAGATGGGACAGGCGTTTCAGAAGCAGTCCAATCTGCTCTGGTATGAGATATTTGACATCGTAAAGCAGAACTGCACAACTACATTCGTCGGCTCTCCGCAAGAGGATCGGATGGAGCAGCTGCTCCGATCGAGGAAGTAAGGAGGGAAGTCATTTGAACAAAACAACATCCGAGATGAAGCTCGTTCCAATTGAGAGACTCGTTCCGTATGCCAACAATGCACGAACGCATTCGCCGGAGCAGATCAATAAGCTGCGCGGCAGTCTGCGCGAGTTCGGATTCGTGAGTCCCGTCATCATCGACAAGGACTATGGCATCCTCGCAGGACACGGGCGCGTTATGGCTGCGCGGGCAGAGAACATCGAGCAAGTTCCGTGCGTATTCGTCGATCATCTGACGGAAGCGCAGAAGAAAGCGTACATCCTCGCAGATAACCGTTTCGCACTCGATGCAGGATGGGATGAGGAGATGCTGCGCGTCGAGATGGAAGCGTTGCAGGATATGGACTTTGATGTATCTCTCACAGGATTCGATGAAGCCGAGATTGCCGACCTGCTCTCACTGGATGATGGTGAAGTGCAGGAAGACGACTTCGACGTGGATGCGGAACTCGCAAAGCCGTGTGTCGCCAAAACAGGAGATGTGTGGCATCTTGGCAAGCACCGTGTCATCTGCGGAGATTCCACTCTGCCGGAGACATACGAGCGTCTGCTTGGCGGCGAGAAGGTCAACCTCGTGTGTACGGACCCGCCGTATTTTGTGGCTCTGGAAAGTTCCTCCGGGAAAATAAAGAACGACGATCTGAATGACAAGGATGCCTACGAGTTCCTGAAATCTGCCTTTATCGCCTTTCACTCGGCGATGGCGACCGACGCTTCCATCTATGTATTTTACGCAACAGCAAAAGCCCGCATCTTTCATGACGCCTATGAAGATGCGGGCTTTAAAGTTGGCGCAGGTCTAGTGTGGAAGAAAGACCGTCTCGTCCTCACACGCACAGATTGGAAGTACATCCACGAGCCGATCATCTGGGGATGGCGTAAGGATGGGCGGCACAGATGGTACGGCGACCAGAAGCAGACCACTGTCTTTGCATTCGACCGTATCAAGGACTCGAAGAAGGACGGATGCGGACATCCGTCCTCGAAGCCCGTGCCGCTTATCGCATATCTCATCAAGCAGTGTACGCAGATGAACGGCATCGTTCTCGACGGCTTCCTTGGTTCTGCATCAACGCTCATCGCCTGTGAGCAGTTAAACCGTATCTGCTACGGTGTGGAACTTGAAGCAAAGTTCGTGGACGTTGCAGTCGAGCGGTACATTCAGAGCAAAGACGGGAATGCCGAAGATGTATTTTTGGAACGTGATGGCGAGCGCATACCGTACAAAGATGTGCCAAAACCGAAGGAGGTAGCACAATGAAAGTTTTTCTAAACGCAGGACACGCCCCTAACGGAAATCCCGATCCCGGCGCGTGTGGATATGGGCTGCGGGAATGTGACGTTGCAAGGAATGTCGCCGACCTTGTGGCGGGGTATCTCGCTGCCGCAGGTGTCGAGGTGGGCGGCTGTCTGCAATCTGATAGCCTCCATGAAGTTGTCTCCGCTTCCAACTGCAGCGGTGCGGACGTATTCATCTCCATTCACTGCAACGCCTGTAACGGCACGGCAAACGGAACGGAGGTCTGGCACTACTACGGAAGCGGAGAGGGAGAGAAACTGGCACAGTGCATCCAGAATCAGATTGTGGATGCACTCGGAACCGTGGATCGCGGCGTGAAGGGGGCAAAGCCCGGTGTCAACGGTCTGTACGTTCTGAGCAACACCGATGCGGTCGCTGTGCTCGTGGAACTTGCGTTTATCGACCATGCGGGTGACGCAGAGCTTCTGCGTTCGCAGCAGGATGAATTTGCCCGCGCCATTGCGCGTGGGGTAACGGACTATGAAGGAGAGTGTTGAAGATGAAACTGGAACACATTCAAAACGAACTGAAGAATCATGTGGGAGATTTCGTGCGGACGGAGGCGAAGGAAGCGACCGTCCTATGGCTGCATGAGAAGGGGCTTCCTGCGGCGCGTGAAGTGTCGGCGGCGTATACGGCGGCACTGAAAGAGAGTGCCGAGAAGGAGTCAGGATGGTGCAGATTCCGTGACCGCATCTTCCTGCCGCTTGTCATTGACGGGGCGATCTGGATGACGGGCAAGATGCTCGAGCGCATGACCACTCCTCATTCTGTGAAATGATAATACTCTGTGGTTTATCTCACTGAGGCTATGGGTGTATACAACACAATTTGCTTGCTAATTATCCCGGCTAGAGTGATGAATGTAATGACCAAAGTTCATAAAGGAGGTTTTCAAAATGAAGGTCAATTACAACATCCAGAAGGAAGAGCGCAAGGCGATGGTCGGGATCGTCGGCAAGGTGCTTGAGACGAAGCCCGTCTACTGCGGCGCACCGAGTTTTTCCTACAAGGTCGGCGCATTCGAGATCACGAAGGACGGCAGCCTTTGCTTCGACGATGCCGCAGACGAAGCGACTGTTACGCGTGTGCGCACGGCACTACGCGAGGCAGGTTTCACGTCCAAGGACGGCGAGAACGAGGCTTTCTGCGGGGACACAGGGGCGAATGAGCCGAGCCGACCGGAAGCGGCGGTGGAAGAGCCTAGCGAAGTTGATCCGGCAGAGGATAAGCTGACACCAACAGAAACGCCGGCAGAAGTTACTGCGATGGAGGAAGCTGTCGTCGCAGCAACCGATGAGGACAACCTTTCCATCAGTCTCCCACGCAGCCTTTTCACCGAGACGGCACTGCAGAATCTCGATGCACTCCTCCTGAGCAAGGGACGCCTGATTCGGCACGCCTTCGACATCCGGGAGGCAACCTACACGCTGACGGATGACCGCATCACCTTTGCATGGCTGCACGGCACGGTCACCGACGAGACGGCAAAGGCATACGCCGAGTTCATCAGCAAACTCTGCCAGATGGCACGGACGCAAAAGCGCGTCACGGCAAAGGAGAAGATTGTGGACAACGAGAAATACGCATTCCGCTGCTTCCTCCTGCGCCTTGGCATGATCGGCAATGCCTACAAAGAGTCGCGTAAGATTCTCCTGCAGAATCTCACGGGCAGCAGTGCGTTTAAGAACGGACATCGGAAGGAAGCTGAGCATCATGCGGTTTCCGAGTAGAGAGCAAATTGCCGCACTTCGTGAGCAGTACCCGCGCGGGACGAAGGTGGAACTCCTCGGAATGGACGATCCGCAAGCCCCGCCGATGGGAACGAGGGGCGAGGTCATGGGTGTTGATGACGCGGGGCAGCTTCTCGTCCGATGGGAGACAGGATCCTCGCTCAGTTTGATCCCCGGCGTGGACTCCTTCCGCATCGTGCAGAAAGACGGTCAATCATGAACGAGAAGGTTGTTTCCCAAATCATGGATATCCGTGATTCGGGGCAGGTGAATATGTTCGATGTTCCTGCGGTTCAGCGGATAGCGTTTGAGAAGGGATTCTACGAGCTGGTCTGTTACATCGAGGAGGACCGCGCAGCGTATGTGCGCTTCATCCTCACGGGTGAACAATAGGCGATAGTTTCAGCGATTCAGCACAGCCTTTCGGGGCTGTGTTTCTCTCGAAAAATAAGTGTGGTTTATCCGAAATATGACTTGCTATATTCCTCGTTTAGAGTGATATATACACATGGAAAAGGGAACAACCTACACACAGAAAGCGAGGAACACAAAATGAAGAACGCAGAAGCAAGATGGCCGAAGACCACCACGATGGAGCACCTCGATGAGTTGCGGTTCGGGACGAGCGGCGCGATCCTGCGCTACGGCGAGCAGATCCTTGTCGTCGGGATGGAATGTTGGGGTTTCCACGCAGCCGTCTACGAGATGGTTGAAACGCCGGAGGAGACGGGACTGGCAGACATTGAATGCCGCCTGAACCTCGTCGAAGCCGCCACGGAGCTTTTTGAGGACGGCGGGCACGCGATGGCATGGTGCATGAAGCGCATCTAAGCCACGCCGAACAACAAAACAGCCCTTCGGGGCTGCTTCTCGTTTCAGATATTGTGAGTCGCTGACGGCGGCTCTTTTTTGATGGGGTGACTCTTTGCGAAAACTGACGGACTATAAGCCGACGGAGTTCATGGCAGAGGACGCGCACTATGACAAAGCCGCTGCGGACTATGCTGTGGGATTCATTGAGTGCCTGTGTCATACAAAGGGGACGTGGGCAGGAAAGTCCTTCGAACTCATCGACTGGCAGGAGCGCATTATCCGAGACATTTTCGGAATTTTGAAGCCGAACGGGTATCGCCAGTTCAACACGGCGTATATCGAGATAGGGAAGAAGAACGGGAAGAGCGAACTCGCGGCCGCTGTCGCACTTCTCCTTTGCTGCGGCGACGGTGAGGAACGTGCCGAGGTGTATGGATGCGCCGCCGACCGTCAGCAGGCGAGCATCGTGTTCGAGGTCGCAGCAGATATGGTGCGTATGTGTCCCGCACTCAGCAAGCGGGTGAAGATTCTCGCCTCTCAGAAGCGCATGGTGTATCTGCCGACGAACAGTTTCTATCAGGTGCTCTCGGCAGAGGCATATTCAAAGCACGGCTTCAATATCCATGGCGTTGTATTCGACGAACTGCACACGCAGCCGAATCGCAAGCTCTTTGACGTTATGACGAAAGGCTCCGGCGATGCGCGTATGCAGCCGCTTTACTTCCTCATCACCACGGCAGGGACGGATACCCAGTCCATCTGCTACGAGACGCACCAGAAAGCGAAGGACATTCTTGAAGGGAGAAAGATCGACCCGACCTTCTATCCTGTGATCTACGGAGCAAAGGAGGATGAGGACTGGACAGACCCGGAGGTCTGGAAGCGGTCGAATCCGTCGCTCGGTATCACGGTCGGTATCGACAAGGTACAAGCGGCGTGCGATTCGGCACGGCAGAATCCCGCCGAGGAGAACAGCTTCCGACAGCTTCGTCTGAACCAGTGGGTGAAGCAGTCTGTACGGTGGATGCCGATGGACAAATGGGATGCGTGTGCCATACCCGTGGATGCAGAAGCCTTGGAAGGTCGCGTCTGCTACGGCGGACTAGACCTTTCCTCCACGATGGACATTACGGCATTTGTTCTGGTGTTTCCACCGACAGAGGAGGATGAGCCGTTTGCCGTGCTTCCGTACTTCTGGATTCCCGAGGAGAACATTGACCTTCGCGTGCGCCGCGACCATGTGCCGTATGACGTATGGCAGAAGCAGGGCTTTCTTATGACCACGGAGGGAAATGTGGTTCATTACGGATTCATCGAGACGTTCATCGAGAAACTGGGCGAGAAGTACAACATCCGCGAGATTGCCTTTGACCGATGGGGCGCGGTGCAGATGGTGCAGAATCTTGAGGGGATGGGATTCACCGTTGTTCCGTTCGGGCAGGGATTCAAGGATATGAGCCCGCCGACCAAGGAACTGATGAAACTGACTCTGGAAAAGAAAATAGCGCACGGCGGGCATCCCGTCATGCGCTGGATGGCAGACAACATCTTCATTCGCACCG